ACCACTAAGAAACTTTGCCAGAGAAATCAAGGCAGAGACCCAACCGCCGATTATCGGAGACCTTGAACCGTCCGAGGTAATTGAATCCACTTATTTTTTCTGTTAATGACCAGAACCATCCACATCACTCCAGACCCAGTAAGACTATCTGGTTTCAACGCAATACTTAAGCCTTCTAAATTTGGTTATACCTTAAAGGCAGTAGTTGATGAAGATATAGTTAACGCCTTAGAGTCAGAGAGAAAAGAATGTCTCGAATGGGCACAAGGTAAATTAAGTTGCAAGCCTAATAGAGCAACATTAAAACCTACTCCATGGGAAGAAGTTTACCCAGGGAAATATGTAGTTAAGTTCTCATGGAAAGAAGAGAACAAGCCCCCCGTCGTAGACTCAGAAGGCACAATTATAAATGATGAAAACCTACCAGTCTATGAAGGTAGTGAAGTAAAGATTGGCTTTATTCAGAAGCCTTACATATTGCGGGATGGAACCACATATGGAACCAGTCTTAAGTTATCTGGAGTACAAATAGTCAAGGTACAAGAAGGTGCCTCACTTGGAGGAGATTTAGATGAAGCTGGTGTAGCCAATCTATTTGGTAAGACAGAAGGCTTTAAGGATGGAGACATAGACACCGCCGAAGCAGCCGGAACCCCGTCTTCAGTAGAATCTGATGACTTCTAATGTTTCGCAGCAAACTCGAAGAGAAAGTTGCTGATCTTTTATTTGAATTAAATATTGATTACGAGTACGAGAGTAAGAAGCTCTGCTATGTAATACAACATCATTATTCTCCAGATTTTATTCTTCCGAATGGACGGATACTGGAATGTAAGGGTTATTGGGATTCTCAAGACAGACGCAAGATCCGTGCAGTAATCAAGGATAACCCTGATATAGATCTCAGGATGGTATTCCAAGATCCATTTAAAAAGATCAGTAAGAAATCTAAGACGACGTATGCCACTTGGTGTGATCGATATGACATCAAGTGGTGTGCCTACCACGACATACCTGTTGATTGGTTGATATGAAACAGGGTGAATTTATACGTCACGAGCCATGCGAGGTATGTGGCTCGTCAGATGCTAAGGCAGTTTATACATACAACACATATTGCTATAGCTGCCACTCTTATACCTCTTCAGATGACACCCACCCCACTTTTAATGTGCCAAATGTCAAATTCGAAGGAGAACCACAAAAACTCGCCAAGCGAGGAATCAGTGAAGCAACCTGCCAGTACTACAAAGTCTACAGGGATGGCGAACTTCTCCGCTTCCCTTATTTCAGCAGCAGTGGCTCACTACAGGGATTTAAAACAAAAAACAAATTAAAGGAGTTTAAGTATGAAGGGACTAGCACTGATACTCTCTTTGGTCAGCATCTATTTCCTAGTAGCGGTAAACGGATCACTATTTATGAAGGTGAGCTAGACGCTATGTCTGGCTGGGAGGCATTACCTAACTGGGCACATGTCTCACTTCCACACGGTGCTGCATCTGCTAGAAAAGATTTACAGAAACAGATCTCCTACCTCCAAGGGTACGACGAGATCGTTTTATTCTTTGATAATGATGAACCAGGTATTAAAGCAGCGACTGATGCAGCTAGTATCTTACCTGCGGGTAAGGTAAAGATTGCAAGGTTATCTGAATATAAAGATGCCTCAGATGCACTACAAAAACTAGATTCCCAATCAATTAGACATGCTATTTATAACGCTGATCCTTATCAGCCAGACGGTATTGTTGACTGCAAAACATTATTAGAGGTAGTCACTACACCTAATACACCATGTGAGCATGAATACAAGCTTGAAGGGTTACAGAAACTAACCCATGGAATGCGTAGCTCAGAGTTAACTACCATCACAGCAGGTACAGGACAAGGTAAGAGTACCTTCTGTCGACAGCTTGCGGTTGACCTACTTAATGATGGCGTCAAGGTTGGGTATATAGCTCTTGAAGAATCTAATAGACGTACAGCTTTAGGGCTTATGTCTGTTGCTACAGGTAAAGCCTTACACATAGGAGAACATGATACTGAAACGCTTAAAGCTGCGTATGATCGGAGCTTGGCTAATTGGGATTTATTTTTGTATGACCATTTTGGGAGTCTTGACCCTGACGTTATATATAGCCGTTGCGAATATATGGCTCTCGGTCTCGAAACGAAAGTCATCTTCCTTGATCATTTATCCATCCTCCTCTCAGGTCTTGACGGAGTACAGGACGAACGTAGATGTATAGATAAGACGATGACCAACTTAAGGTCATTGGTTCAACGTACTGGTATTAGCTTATTCCTAGTAAGTCATTTAAGAAGATCAGGTACTGGCTCAACCTCTGCGGAGGAGGGCGGTAGAGTATCTCTTTCAAGCCTTAGAGGATCACATAGCATAAGCCAAATAAGCGATAACGTATGGACCTTAGAAGCTAACCAACAGGCGGAGGGAGATAGATCCACCGTACTGCGGGTGCTCAAGAACCGCTATACGGGAGACGTGGGAGTAGCTTCAACCCTTACATATAACAAGGATACTTGTGTCTTCGAAGAGGAGACCGAATCGTTCAATCCATCCGAGGATTTCTAATGATCGTATTCGATATAGAAACCAATGGGTTGCTTAAGACGGTTTCCAAGCTTCACTGCCTTGTCACTTACAACACAGAAACAGACAAACTAAAAACATATAACAACCAAGGTACATGTCCCAGCATTGTTGATGGATTACTAACTCTCTCTAATGCTGAACATTTAATTGGTCACAATATTATTGGGTATGACTTACCAGCTATACGTAAAATCTATCCCCATTTCAAACTAAATGGTAAACCTTTCGACACCCTTATTCTCTCCAGATTATTTCATCCAAACTTATTTGCTATAGATGAAAACAGGAAAAATATGGAACCAAAGCTTAAAGGACGTCATAGTCTAGCGGCTTGGGGTTACAGGTTAGGAGAGTATAAAGGAGAGTTTGGTGAGACGACTGACTGGGCTGAGTGGTCACAAGAAATGGAAGACTACTGCCAACAAGACGTAAAAGTAACTATGAAACTATGCGAGCACTTCCGGACTTACCTGACTGGTGCTGGCTAGAGCATCAGGTTGCACAAATACTAACTACCCAAGAGGAACATGGATGGCATTTTGATGAGGCATCTGCATGGGAACTTGAACAAGATCTCAGAGGCGAACTGGAAAGAACTACTGCGGTACTTCGAAACAGGCACCCTTACGTTGCAGACACGGAATTCACTCCTAAAAGAAATAACCAGACTAAGGGTTATGTAGAAGGATGCAAATTCACGAAGTTAAAAGAATTAAATGTTACTTCTAGAGACCATATCGCATGGATTTTGACTACTCACGATGGATGGACATCCAAATTAACAAGCTCGAACGGCAAGCCCGTTATAGACGAGAAGGTTCTAAAGGACCATGGGTCGGATACAGCGATGAAATTTCTACGATGTCTGGAGCTGAAGAAGCTTTTAGGGATTCTTTGCGAAGGCGTGAACGCATGGCTGAAGCTTGTTACGACGTCTAGCCGGATACATCACCACTGTTCAGTAGCTACTAACACTTTTCGCTGTGCCCATAGACGACCAAATATTTCCCAAACTCCGAGCGATCTTAGATTCCGCGCTTTATTCACTGCTGGACCTGATCTTGTTATGTGCGGGGCTGACTTGTCTGGTATTGAGTTACGGATGCTTGCCCATTATCTCGCACGACATGATGGAGGCAGGTATGCCGACATCCTCCTTAATGGAGATATACACCAAGTTAACGCAGATAAAATTGGAATCTCAAGACGCCAAGTAAAGACAGTTACATACTGTTTTTTGTATGGCGGGGGAGACCAAAAACTAGGTTTATCGGTTGACCCCACGTTAAAGCCACATAAAGCAAAGAAAAAAGGACAAGAGATAAGAGCTGCTTATGTAGAAGCTATTGATGGATTAGACAAGCTTCTAAAGGCAGTAGACGTTAGAGCAAGAGAAGGTTTTATTCTTGGTATAGATAAACGACAGATACTTCTAGACAGCCCTCACAAAGCTCTCAACTACCTCTTACAAGGCTCGGCTGGAATCGTCGCGAAGCGGCAAATGGTTATAGCTAACGAACACCTACCCCCTACAGCACATCAACTTGGATTCATACATGACGAGCTCCAATACGAAGTTCACAAGCATCATTCTGAGGAGTTAGCATTTACATTGGAATTAAGTGCAGCACTGGCAGGGGAATACTATTCACTCCGTTGTCCCATAGCAGCCGAAGCAAAAATCGGTAAGACATGGGCTGACGTCCACTAATTTATGAAATTACTAATAGATTGCGATTACATAGTATATAAATGCTGTGCCGCAACAGAGACCGAACTGGATTTCGGAGATGACGTCATTGTTGTCACTTCTTCCTTTAAAGAGGCTTATTCGTGCGTAGCGCGTGAATTAGGCAAGATCAGAAAGGAGTTTGGCTCATTTGACGAAATGATCCTCTTTTTCACAACCCCTAATAATTTTAGGAAAAAAATTCTCCCCGAATATAAGGGAAACAGAAACCGAAAAAAGCCCTGTGGTTTCAAAAGGGTCATAAATAAACTTAAAAAAGAATACAAAGTTATAACCGTAGATACTTTGGAAGCCGATGATGCATTAGGCATCTACGCAACTAAGTACCCAGGAAATATTATTGTCTCTCCAGATAAAGACATGAGACAAATACCTGGCAGACTATATGACTTTAAAGAAACTGTAGACATCACACCAGAAGAGGGTGCTCGATGGCATCTTATCCAGTCACTAGCTGGAGATAACACTGACGGCTACGCAGGGTGCCCCACAATAGGCATCAAAAGAGCTACAAGTATCTTCGAAGAGAAAGGATACACATGGAAAGCAGTCGCTGAGACTTTCATAGAGAAAGGCTTGACTGAAGCAGACGCATTAGTTAATGCACGACTCGCACGAATACTCACCACGGATGACTATAACCATGACACAAAACAACCAATCCTATGGACCCCCACCTCCGAGTATGGAGTTGACGACGGAGCAAGAGTTCCGATTGAGAACCATTGAGATAGCAGTTAATGATCCTAAATCAAGTAAGAAGGATTTAATTACTCTCTTAATGGCACTACAAAGGCAAAACTTTGTACTTGGAAATGCTGTTCAAAAATTATTAGACTCATGGCCGAAACCACCAACGACCAAGGACCAAGCTACTACCGCAGGGGAACCATTAATGTTTGGGATTTTATTAGGGACCAAGAACTTGGATTCCACCTCGGAAACGTAGTCAAGTATGTATGTAGAGCTGGATATAAGAACGACGACATAGAAGACCTAACTAAAGCCATCCACTACCTATCAAATGAAATCGAATTTAGAACAGGCAAAAGAGTTTCGAAAAGCATATGGGATAAAGAGTTCTGAAGACTTAAAGACTAGATCATACCAACGTCTACTAATTAAAGAAGAGTATGAAGAGTTTGTTGAGGCAGAAGGTATGCTCTTTAGAAACAATGACATATTTAAAGAAGAATGCTTAAAGGAACTCGGAGACCTTGTTTATGTGTGCTATCAGTACGCAGCGAACATGGGTTGGGATCTTGATAGGGCATTAGAAAGGATACATGAAAGCAATCTATCAAAACTTGATGAGGATGGAAAACCTATCAAGCGAGAAGACGGCAAGGTTCTGAAAGGACCAAACTATAAAACACCAACCCTAAATGACTTGATATAGATGGCAAACACAATAGCTAGGACTGGCAGAGTCCAATCATGGATAGACGATCCCACCTCACGTCTTCCAGTAAGTTGTACCGTCTTCGTAGTAGAAGACTCAATGGAAGGAGACAATGGCATACAAGCATCTTGGAAATTTGTATCAACTGCTCTCAGATATGGAGCAGGAGTCGCAGTTCACTTGTCGAAACTACGACCCAAAGGAACCGAAAGTATTAAAGGAAATGACAAACTTGTTGCATCGGGACCAGTATCTTTCGCAAAAATCTACTCAACATTAAATGAAATTCTTAGGAGGGGGGGCACATACCGTAATGGGGCTGTGGTTGCTACTCTCGACATCACTCATCCTGATATTCTGGAGTTCATACATACTCCCCGTGCGGAACTTCCGTGGATCAAAAGATGTATTAACCTCACCCCAAAAGACTGGTCTAATGCAAAAGATGAAGTCAAGGAATCAATACTTAAAGGAATTGCAAGAGGAGACATATGGCTTGCCAAAATAAAACACGATAAACATGGAAACCGAATCTACAGCAACGTCTGTTTGGAAGTCTTCATCGGCTCTCGATCCACATGTTTGCTTCAGCACGTCAACTTGGGAGCTTGTAAAATTGGAGAACTCCGTACAGCTTTCACTGAGGGTATGTCCTCGCTGTGCGAACTCCACGGCAAGACGGGTGTTGGAGAGCTTGGAGAATATCTACCCCCAGAAAAGGATCGTCAAGTCGGACTTGGGATGCTTGGATTAGCCAACTTCCTTAGACAAAACAACATAACTTATGCCCAGTTTGGAGACTCACTCGAACAAGTAAACAAAGGAAATTGGGTTGAAGGGACTAGCGGTATCGCAGCGCGGGAACTTTACATGGGCATACAACAAGCTGCGTCAATTGCTGAATATAAAAAGATGGATAGAGCATTCGCCATAGCTCCTACTGCATCTTGTTCATATAGAAGTAAAGATCTCGAAGGCTTCACGTCAACTCCAGAGATCGCACCACCTATAGCTCGTACAGTTGATAGAGACTCAGGTACATTTGGGGTATCACATTATGAATATGGCGACGTAGAAATTGCATCCGAAGTTGGATGGGATACGTATAAGAAAGTAGCTGATCAGATAATGATCATGCTAGAGGAAACAGAATTGCTTCATGGCTATAGCTTCAATTCTTGGAGCGATATGGTGACTTACGATGAAGCATTTATAGAGGAGTGGCTAAAGAGTCCACAAACCTCTCTCTACTATTCACTTCAAGTCATGTCCGACGTACAAGATAAGTCAAATGCTTATGCTGCATTAGATCAAGAAGACGTAGACAATTACTTAGCAGGAATATTGAGTACCCCAGAAGAAATTACCTGTGATTGTCAACAATGAATCCGTATGAGAAGTTACTCGCAAGAAAGAGAACATGGAACCCTGTCCAGACAACAGGAGGAACACTTAAAGAAGGAGCTGAAGAGACCATCTACCGCGCTTTGGCAATTCGCCACATGGAATTACCAGTGGGGGATTTTATCTCCGAATCTCTTGAGAAGGATGTACCGAATGACGCACGCATACTTCTAGAATCTAACGTCAAGGATGAGATCAAACACGATCTTGCCCTTGGCTATATCACTAACGCTATAGGCGTTGATGATAAGTCCGAACGAGAAGCTTTCTTGTTAAGGGCTGCTTGGGAGGGACACCCCGACCACATGATTACAAAAGCATTGGTGATTGAACGTGCAATATTTTTCGTACTTCTTCCCTTCTTTCGTTTTAACGGCGATGCTGGTCTTAGGACTGTCAGTGCCGACATCAGTCGTGACGAGCAAATACACGTTGCCACTAACTCTCTCGTTTGTGCTGCTATGGGTTTACGCCCTAGTAATTCTCTGGACAAACTTAGGAAAGCCACAATTAACTGGATTCTTGAACCCTTAAAAGAGGACACAAGCGATAAATATTTAGACAAAAAATTTTGGCTAGATGCAAGTGATCGATTGATGTACGAAGGAAGAGCACCACAATTTACTGAAACAAAACGAGGCAGAATGCCTGCGTTCTTTGAACATGCCAACACAAATCTCCCTCAATACGCTTAAGCTCCACAACGATAGGTTAGATGAGCTAATTAATAAGCTTGAGGAAAACTTTGGTTGGAAACCTATCCATCCAAAAGAAAACATAAACACAATTATGTATAGAGCTGGTCAAGCCAGCGTCATTGAATACATACGATCCATAATGGAAGAAGAGAATGTGCCTATTTAAACAACCATCAAGTCCACCACCACCACAACTACCCCCAGCTCCACCACCACCATTACCTCCTGTTCAACCAACACCAGCACCCGAACCAACCATTAAGGATGTTAATCCACAGGTAAGAAGAGCTAAGGATGACCGTGGTAAGAAATCCAAAGGTGAATTTAGCAGGGGAACTGGTTCACTAAGAATTAAATTAAATCCCAAAGTAAACACAGGTACTGATACAACTAGCGGGGGTCTTAACTGATGCTCGCTCGTGAGAGATACAATCGACTAAGCACAGATCGACGTCAATTCCTAGATAAAGCAGTCGAATGTTCTAAGCTCACGTTACCGTACCTAATACAAGACGATACATCTTCAAGACCTACACACGAAACCTTACAAGTACCGTGGCAATCAGTGGGAGCTAAGTGTTGTGTTGCGTTAGCTGCAAAGCTAATGCTTGCAACGCTACCTCCCCAGTCCACGTTCTTTAAGCTACAAGTAAGGGACGATAAACTAGGTGAAGATATACCAGCAGAAGCAAGGAGTGAATTAGATTTATCTTTTTCCAAGATGGAGCGTATGGTCATGGACTATATCGCTGCATCAAATGACAGAGTAGTTATCCACCAAGCACTTAAACATTTAATTGTTGGTGGTAACGCTCTATTGTTTATGGGTAAAGATGGAATAAAGAACTACCCACTGAATAGGTATGTCGTTAATAGAGATGGAAATGGTAACGTCCTAGAAATAGTTACAAAGGAATTGATAAGTAAAGATGTTCTCGGTTTTGACCTTCCAGTCCCAACCCCGAACACAGGTATTGATGAATCTCAAGGTGGAGCTACCGATGATGTCGAAGTTTACACGTACGTGAAACTAGATAACGGCAGATGGGTATGGCACCAAGAGGTACTCGATAAGATAATTCCAGAGACAAGAAGTTCTGCACCTAAGAATGCAAGTCCATGGTTAGTCCTAACCTTTAACGAGGTAGACGGAGAACAATATGGACGTGGAAGAGTGGAAGAGTTTCTTGGTGATCTCAAATCACTAGAGGGATTATCACAAGCCCTAGTTGAGGGAGCAGCAGCAGCAAGTAAGGTTATCTTCCTTGTCTCTCCTAGCTCAACAACTAAGCCAGCGACCATAGCTAAAGCAGCTAATGGTGCAATTGTGCAAGGTCGAGCTGAAGACGTACAGGTAGTACAGGTTGGTAAAACTGCTGACTTTGCTACGGCTGCACAGATGGCACAGACCATTGAAAGAAGATTACTTGAAGCTTTCCTTGTTATGAATGTAAGGAATGCTGAGAGAGTTACAGCAGAGGAAGTACGACTAACACAATTAGAACTAGAGCAACAGCTTGGAGGAATATTCTCCTTACTTACTGTGTCGTTCTTAATTCCATATTTAAATAGAACTCTATTGGTCTTACAAAGATCTAACGAGCTACCTAAGTTACCTAAAGATTTAGTACGACCCAAGATTGTTGCGGGTATTAATGCTTTAGGTCGTGGTCAGGATAGAGAAAGTTTAAATATGTTTATTGCATCTATTGCTCAGACATTAGGACCAGAAACATTACTACGTTACATCAATCCAGAGGAAGCTATTAAACGTTTAGCTGCTGCTCAGGGTATTGACGTATTGAATCTAGTCAAGACACAAGAGCAACTTGCTGAAGAGAAGGATGAGCAGATGCAAAATCAACAGAGTCAAACATTACTTGAACAAGCTGGTCAGTTTGCTAATTCAAAACTAGCTGACAGTAAGAACATGCAAGCAATGCAACAACCTGAACAACCCCAACCACCTACGGAGTAAATGGCAGAAACATTAACTTATGACAACACACCAGATACAGAGGTATTAACTGAAGAAGAACAAGACTCTCTGGAAGTTGGTGAACAGTTAGAAGCTCAACACGAGCAACTACTAGCAGGTAAGTACAAGAACGCTGAAGATCTTGAGTCGGCTTACCTGGAATTACAAAAGAAACTAGGTAGTAACGATGACGAAGAAAGCGAAGAAGACTACGAAGGAGAAGGAGAAGGAGATTATGAGGAGGTACCTGATGCGTCTCCTGCAGTCAGTTTAATAGAGGAAGCTTCGGCTGAATACTATGCAAACGATGGTGAACTAACTCCTGAGACAATTGAAAAGTTCTCCGGTATGAGTAGTCAAGATCTTGTTAATGCTTACATTGAAATACAAAGGAACAATCCACAAGCTCAGACTGAATCAGTTGAGTTAAGTGATGCAAGTGTTAACGCTATACAAAACGCTGCTGGTGGTGAACAAGCTTATGAGCAACTAACTTCATGGGCTGCTGATAATTTACCTGATCAAGAGATAGATGCTTTCGACAACCTGATTGATACAGGAAATGTAGAAGCTATCAAGATGGGACTTACTGCTTTGCAGTCTAAGTACAACGAAGCTAATGGCTACGAAGGACGAATGCTACAGGGTAAACGACCCTCATCATCAGGTGAAGTATTTAGAAGTCAAGCTGAATTAGTTGAAGCTATGGGAGATCCTCGTTATGAGAATGACCCAGCTTATAGACAAGATGTCATAAACAAACTCGACAACTCAGATCTTAATTTTTAACTATGCCTGGATACACTGATACTAAAAGGGAATGGGAGTCTGCAAAAGAACAACAAAGATTGAATGCAGAACGTATCCGTAGACAAAAAATGAATGCAGATGGAACCTTGAAATCATTTGAGCAAGGTTACGGAACTAAAAAGAAGAAGAAGTAATGACTAAAACAAAAACTCTCAAGCCAAAACCTATTCGTAAAAAAGGTTATTGATATGAGTCTTGGAGCAAACAAAGCCACTTTAATTAAAACAAAAATCGAAGCAGGAATGGCTACCGAGGCTGATAAAAAATGGCTTAAGAAATGGAACAAGAAAAAGTTGAAAATTAAATAGGTGTTATGGCGACCTGAACTTTCATCCTCGCCTATCACCTACTTTGAATTCAATGACAACTACTACCGAATACGGTAAGCAGAACATCTTCGCAATAGAGCCACCTATACAACTTATGGAAAACCATAACCACGAAGGCGATCCCATGCACATCGCTGAAGAGCTTAATGGACGAGTAGCAATGCTCGGTATCGTTGCAGCTCTAGGTGCATACATAACAACAGGACAAATTATCCCTGGCATATTTTAAATGAATACAACAGCCACATTAACTAAACCTACAAACTGGAATAGCTTTTGTGACTGGGTTACTAGCACCAACAACCGACTATACGTTGGTTGGTTTGGTGTGCTTATGATTCCCGCACTCTTAACTGCAACTACCTGCTTCTTAATAGCTTTCGTAGCTGCGCCACCTGTAGATATTGATGGAATACGTGAACCAGTTGCAGGCTCACTACTCTATGGAAACAACATCATCTCGGGGGCAATCGTACCCAGCTCAAACGCAATCGGTCTCCACTTCTATCCCATCTGGGAAGCAGCCAATCTCGATGAATGGCTTTACAACGGTGGACCCTACCAACTCATCGTCTTTCACTTCCTTATCGGTATCTCAGCTTACTTGGGACGCCAATGGGAACTTAGTTACAGACTAGGAATGAGACCATGGATTTGCGTAGCTTATTCAGCACCAGTTGCAGCGTCATTTGCTGTATTCCTTGTTTACCCAT